ATTAGCAAACGCTGAACGAATTTCTTTTTCTTTCTTTTTAGTGGTTTTATGTCCTCGAGTAGAAAGACCTGTTGCAATAGCTGCCATTGCTGCACTTCTTTGTTCAGGCGTTAATCCATTTCTATTTTCTCCACCTTCAGTATTGCTAGCACGCCCTTCTCCGCCTTCTCCAGAACCTTCAGTACCAGATCCCTCATCACCTTCTTCATTATCTTCGTTTCCTTCTTCACCTCCACCATCATCTTCAAGATTTGCTAAAGCATCCGCAACTTCTTGTAATTGTTTGTTAATTTCATCAATTTCTTCTTGAATTGCTGGTAAGTCTTCAGCACGTAACTCAGGATTTTCAACCTGTGTACGTAATTCTACTAATCTTTCATTGCTTCTTTTTTGTAATGCTAATAATAATTGTTTGTTCATTTTACTTTTCCCCCAAGATTTGATTTATTTGTTTAATCATTTTCATTCGCTGTTCTACTTCTTTACCGATTTCTTTACCACGAACTAATGATGCTTCAGTATCATCATAAGCTGGTATTGAAACGACTGATATTTCATAAAGTTCTACTTCTTTAACAGTCCTTAATGCTGGCTCAACATTATAATCCCATTCTTCTTCAGTTACCCAAAATCCAAATGAACACTGATTAATATCACCTCTGGACATACTTTCTGCTAAATCACGACCAGTAGAAGTGTTAGGTAATTCAACTTCAAATTTCAATCCCTTTGCATCCTCTTCTAATCGTAAAGTTCCGCTTTTGGTTCTACCCAAAACGTTATCCCAATTGTGATTAAATAAGGCTCTAATATCCCCATTCTCAGAAAGAGCACGAGCAAATGCCCCAGGGGCAATAATTTCATCAAACCAGCCACCAATAGATGTTTTTGAATTAAAAACGGCTGCATAACCAGTTATCATAGAAGGTTGTTCTTCTGTAGCATCTCTAGTATTTAATTTGGTGATGTCAAATGTCCGTGTTTCCTTTGTCTTTGCCATTTCCATCACCTCCCTTCAGTGAATCATCTGTAGCTTGTTTCTCACCAATTTTTGATAAGTCGTTTGAAATATAAATCGCTTGTGACTCAGGTGTATTTTGCATAGGGAATCCAAGCATATCCGCAACATTATCTGGTGAAGTAATACCAGTTCGAACAATATTGTAAGCAATGTTTGTTTTCATGCTATAAGTAACAAAATCAAGGATATTTATCTTGAATTTAATACGTTTATCCGAATTTTTCCCGAAAAAAAGAAGACTCAAATGGTCTTCAAAGTTTTTCATTATCGGTCTAACTGCCTTGTTATGCAAATACATCATTGCTTGCTCAAGGTCTTCCTTAATCAAGGCCGTATATGTGTCCACATTTACGCCTAAAAACTTACCTAAATCCTTTTTGTATACATTTAGATATGCTAAGGTCTTTTCATCGTCTAGCGGGCTTTTAAGCGTCTCTATTGAATATCCTTTTCCGAGTGGAATCATTTTAACTGACCTTGCATCATCGATGGATTCCAGTTGGTCTAAAATCTTTTTAATTAATTTGGACTGTGTACCGTTCTGTGGATTAATATGCGCATCTAACTTAAGTAAAAATGCTAGTAATCCACCTTTTTTATACTTGTCAGTTAAAGTTTTCTCGGCTGACATAACACCTTCGAGTGTATCTTTACCCAGATCAAGAATACCTTTTCCTTTTAGATGATCAGCACCAATATTTTTCACATGACGAATCATGAATGATGGAATTTCTTCTCCGTTTACTTTAAAATGTTCTATCAATTTATCATCCAATTCTGTATAAACATTAGATGCTAAATGTAATCGATCACCATCCAACACTGGGAAGACCTCACCTTGAAGCAAATAAGTATTAGTCATTAATTTAATGAACTCAGACTGTGTAAGATAATTGTTTGGATTTTTTAAAACTTTAAGAGCTGAATCATTTTTAATTTCCTTACCGTCTTTGTCTTCCACAATAATCTCAGCCAACATCATCTGATTACTTATATCTTGTAGCAATTCATAAACATCACTAGATTCCAAGATATGATCATCACCTGCATATCTACCACCATAACGAACAACGTTATTGAAAATATCTTCAAACAAACCGCGCTTTTCAGCCTGTCTAATTAAAAAATTTGAAAACCTATCCCTTAAACCCAATTTCTCACCGCCTTTCAATTAACGAACGTTAAAAGGATCCTAAACAAGTTTTCGTTCGCATTTTAACTCCATTTTTTCTTTGGCCAAAATTTTATAGTTCGTATTTATCTATAAATATCATCTAAATATTCATCGTACTCTTCATCTGGAATAGTATCTTCCATCATATTCAATGTTTCTTTATGACCAATCAACATGGCCACAAACCCATCTATATGCTCCGGTGATTTACGTTTAGATGGTGTTTTTAAATTATTAATGTTTGTAATTATTTTCGCATTACTTGCACAAAAAATAAGTAAAGGATTATCTGTTTTAATTCGATCCTGAAGTAATAATATTTCAAAGTCATCAAACGGTTCATTCATATGAGTTGGATACTGTGGAACTTCTACACATTGAATCCCTAGCATTTCCCACTTTTCAACGAGTTTTTCAGCAAGTGCTGGGTCATAGTTTATTTGACGTAAATCAAATTTCTCGAATACCCATTCCACATACTGATTTACCATTTCTTCATCAACTGTTTTTCCAGGACAAATTGTCACAAATTCTTTTTCAGCTAACGCCCGATAAGGAACATTTCTCTGCTGCTCTTTATCTTCAATTCCAAACTCCGGAATAAAGTACATTTGCTTAACGATTAATATCGTATTTCCTTCATCATCGTATGTTGGAATATTTATTGATACACAAGTTAAATCCGTGCGTCTTGATAAGTCCACACCGACAACACAAGTTAATCCTTCAATATCACCTAAATAGTCCACAAGCATTTTATCCAGTTGGTCTTTATCGAAATATGTTTCGGCATAATTAACGAATACATCCAAATGCTTTGATAAGAATTCCGCCTTATTAAAGCTATTGTTTTGAGCTTCTTTAAATGCATTCTCAAGAAACTCCATGTTAACCGATACATCCATATTTGGATTAACCATTCGCCAAACGTCACGGTCTGTCCAATCAAACTTTTTGTTCGGCTCATAGATCATCATGAACCAGGAATCATCTTTATCATCCTTCAAAACTTCTTTTGCATAGGTATAAATTTGGGTTCCAAGTGAACCTGTATTCTTTCCTGCTGTGGAAGTGATGATGTTGAGTGGTTCTTCTTGAGCAATTTGTGCTGAACGTAAGTTATCGTATTGTTCACGGTCCATTTGAGCATGAACTTCATCAAAATAATTAATATATGGGTTTTTACCTTCGTTCCCAGCGTTATCTTTTGTAAGAACCTTAATTACATTTGCATATTTAATATCATCTTCCACAAATGTATATTTAATTGACTTAATCGTATCCTCTTTACCTTTGTAGATACGTGTATCTGGACGTAAATCAGGACTATTTTCAATCGTTAAAGCAATTGGCCCTGCTGCATTTTGACATTGTTCAAAAGTATTAGCGGAAATATAACAATCAGCACCTTTTACACCTTCTCCGTACATCGCATAAATGACTGGTGAACCGCCCATAATTGTTTTTCCGTTTTTCTTTGGAACCTGCAAATAAGCCGTACGAATTACTCGCACCGCTTTACCATCTTCATTATATTTTTGCCATCCATAAATGTTAGCAAAGTAAAACTTTTGCCAGGACTCTAAAATTAATGGCTGCCCTGCCCATTTTCCTTTTGCATGTTTTAAGAATGTTTCAGTGAAATAAATCATTGCATTTGCTTTTTCAACATCAAACCAAATATCTTTTCGCTTCTTCCATTTCTTATATCGTTTGATTGCTAATTTAATAGAATCAGGATATAAGTGTGGGGCTGCATCTACTTCCGAAACGAATATATCAGCATAATTTGTTTCAAAATCAATCATCTGTTTAACCTCTGCCTAAATTGCAATAATTTGTTGTTATCAGTAGGCTCGGTGGATTCTTTCTCCGCTTTTCCTTTTTCGAGAAGAACCCCACTTTTTTTAAGTAATTCTTTGTTCTTTCCGTCCAGTCCTAATTGCCCCAAATACTTCGCTTTTTGTTTGGACCAAACTTCTACTTGCTGAGCTAACGGATGCTTTGATTCCTTCACATCACCATTTACATTCTTTGTTTTTTGGACTGTTGGAAAGTTTGAATTCTTCCACAATCCATATTTGACGCTGTATATCTCAACTGCATCAAGATAAACTTCAATCAATGGATCAAGCGCTGGCGAATAAGTTCCGGCTTCAACCAAAACATTCATAATACGCTGCGCTTCTAATTCTTTTTTCTTTTCAGCTTCAATTACGACCTTCGATTTTCTGGCCATTCCTTAAATCACCACCTAAAAAAACGAATTTTTTTCAAAAAACCATTTTGAGGTGCGCGTTTGCACCCCCACTCCCTATCCCCCCATAAGGCCAGCTTTTCTTTTTTTGATAGGGGGGCTTAAAGTTTCCAGTCGAACTTTTTCTTTTCCTGGTATTTTTCATTTGTTTCTCTTTCTACAATTGGATGACACTTAGAACAAAGTGTATCGATATTATCTGGATCTAATCTTAATGAAGGATTGATTTTAATTGGAACAACATGATGATGATGTGCTTGCTTACCAAACACGAACCTTCCACACCGTTGACACAATCCTTTGTCCCTTTGATAACAGAATGACTTTAAATCTTGCCAGGCTTTTGTACGATAGAATGATCTGTTCTTTGAATACACAACTGTCTTCTTCTGTTTACGTTTATGATTGAGACAGTATCGTCCTTTATCAATTAATGTCTTGCAGCCTTGCTCAGCACAGTACTTCATGATAGTAACTTAATAATGTCTTCTTTCTTTTTAACATCCGCTGGAATCTCAACGTTAATCGATGTAGCATGATCACGTAATTCTTTTACTGTCATATCATCTAATTCAATTACTTTAACATCAATCACTTTATCGTCAGCAAACTTAGCAATCATACTCTTTGGATTTTTAGTTACTTCGAATCCTGGTTCTTCACCAGTTGGAACAAATAGACTTCGCTTTTCTTTGTTATCCCAATACTCTGTACCTGATATTGTTTTTCTAATTTCAGTAATCATTTCCCCCACACCACCTATATAATTTTACATGATAAAAGAGCAACCGTGCACCAGTTGCCCTTTCGTCAAAATCTTATGTTATTACTATAATCGATATTTTCAAGAGTTAACATTCATAAAACTGGGTGTCAGTAAAGTGCAAGTTCTTCAGCGAACTTTATTCTCCTTATTATTTCAGCATGTTTCTTATAAATATAACTAGAACTGTAATTCATATCCTCGGCTATTTCTTCTAATGTCATTCCGTCCACATACTTCATTTTTAATAACTTATTTTCTAATCCTTTGAACTTACTAATCAATTTCAATAAATCACACATTGCATTCATCTTATGAGCTAACTCATATTCGATTGCTTCTATACGCTCTTCTACCTTTGCACCTTCAGATTCAGCAGTTAAACGCACTTCTCGCAAATCACCACTGACCCAGCGTTTTAATTCAGCTTTTGTTTTATCTAAGTTGTAATCTAAGTAATCAATATCTTCTTCTAATTTCTGATAGTCTTTCAGCCAGTCAAACAAATGATGATTCACCTACTTTCTATTAAAAACAACAAATCTCTTAAAACACGTTTATTTTCCTTTCTAAGACGTTTTAATGCTTGTACATCTATTTGTATTCAGAAAGAAATAAAACTTCAAATCACTACGATTCTGACATTCATTTCTATGTCGAAACTCGTCGAACACATTGGATTCTCCTAATGAGTTAAGCCTGGTTCACCTTTTGTCACTAAATCCAGTAATTCATTCAGATTGATACCTGTTTGCACTTCTATTGCAGTTTGATATAAAGCGAATATTGCTGTATTAAAAGCATTGTCGTCCACATCTAAAGCAGCCATAATTAATACAATCAATTTCGCTAAATCCTCTGAATCATATTGAGTGCCAACGAATTGTTTTACAGCTTCTATAAATTTTGTTCCTTCTTCCGTTAATTCACTATCATTCGTAATTGCTTCAAAGTCCTTATCAAATTTGTTAGACATTCGTTAATCTCCCTTTCGATTTATATGTGATATCCTGAGCCGAAGCCCAGGACAAATATTTATTCAGCAACGCTTTCTTCATCAACAATTTTTAATTGACCAGGTGCAACATCAGTTGTTCCATCAGGATTAACGTTATACTCGACACCTTCATGTTGTTCTTCGTAAAACTCATCAATCGACATTTGCGAAGGTTCTAGAGTAATAGAAACATTTTCACCAGCGAATGGATAAAGTTTATTAATTTTATCTTTCGTATCGCCTTTTACATTGAATTTAAGAACTGTTTTCTTGCTATCACGTTGAATAGAAACAAATTCAGCACCAATTGCTTCAACATCGCTTTTCTCCACAGTTAGATAGACAATTGTACCTGGCATTTTTAATAGATCATCAGCATGTGGAAGTTCATCACTTAATACATGAAACATTAAAACTTCCTTTTTATCGTCCTTTTGCATTTTCTTGAATAATACGTTCAAATTTACTTTTGTCATGGTTCTGGCTCCTTTTATATTAGATTGATATTACAACTAAAGTTTCTCTGTTATTTCTGTACGTTTCTGACCTTAGAAAGCTCCTGTTTTCAAGTAATGTTTTGCATGGTAATAAAGGACATGATATATCCAATTGCCAACAAACTTTTTATCTAAAAAGACAATTTCAAAGTCATATTTCACTTTAAAAGTATTGAGCCTACCGAGTAATGCTTTCGGGTTATATCTTGATTTATAATCACCTGTAAGTATTTTTTCATAACCACGTTGGTCCTCCACAATTAAAGTAAATGGAATGTCCTTGGAACGGATCAATTCATTTTCAAATCTTGTTTGTGTATCTTTTTGTAGGTTACTTGTAATTTCATCTATACTCGACTTTCTTTCTATCCGACGATCTAAATAGATATCACGAGGTATTCCAATCTCTTCATTTTTTGGAATCATACAGCCGTAATCACCCGTATCTAATTTTTGAACTTTTACTGGTATATCTTTTTGATGTAAGTAATCACGAATATGTTGGTTTTGTTGTTCTCTTGTATCAATCACGATTGTGAGTGTTTTAAGTATTTTATCTATTTCTTTATCCGTGTAATGGAAACGAATCATTTTGATTCCTCCAGTAACTCTGGGTTTTCGTATATGTTTCCGACTACTTCATGATTCGGGTAATCGTATTTCAATTTCCATAGTTCAGGTCCTTCTTTTAAAGCGAAGCAACCATTCTCAAAATCAACTTCCATTTGCCATCGGGTATCTCCTCGGACTGTAGTGACCTTCAAAATATCCCCTTCATAAATCTCCTTGCCATTCTTGTCTTTTAGACCTGTATATTGCTGTGGATCTAAACACGTCAACCAATTATCATCTTCATTATTTAATATCCACCAATTGATGCCATCTTTTGATATACACTCGCTATAAACCCAATCCGTTCCATCCCAAGCACGGAATTTTATCTCTCTCATTTTCATGCCCCTCTCTTCGCATATAAAACCGCACGTTCATATATCTTTCTTGCCATTGCATTTGATTCATCATTTTCAAATGATCGATAATCCTCATACATGTCTGTCCATCCGTTCTTTGCAAGAATGATTGTCCAGTCATAAAACATTTGTAATGAATCCTCATCAGCAAGCAGCCATTCATTTAATTTTTGATTATGCTGCCATCCGCAAAACTGATGAAAAGTCTTCATGATCGTAATCTTTTCATTACTCGCATCGTCCCAAGATTTAAACCACTCATAAATAGCTTGATAGTTTTGTTCAGCAGCCTTCATAACTTCCGTTGGAATTAAATTTTGTTTTTTTATCGCAACTTGATTATCTTTTTCATCAAGATAGATATTTGCACCTGATTTCCATATTTGGCTCAGGATCATTAATACTTGCATGGAAGTAATCTCACTCCCCATCTTCCAACTTTTCCTTCTCGAACTTTTCTTCTTCTTTTATCGTAAATACCTACATTAAATTTCTTTAATTGATTTCCGAATTTCAATCGAGTTAATGATTCTATTTTGTAAAAGCTGCAATACTTTAAATATCTTTTATATAAATCATCAGTTAATTCGAAACTATTAATATCTCGTTCGATATTTTCTGCTATGAATTTTCCCAACAGGTCCACCACCTTTACTAAACTTGTTACTAAAATGACTGTTTTTTAACTAAAAAAACACCAAAAATTACTCTTTTTTTCATTTAGTAACCCATCTTGAGCCTTACAGCACCAAGGGATTAACCTATATGGTGTTACTTTTGTTACCTAAAAAGTTCAAAGGGACTCCTAATAGAATACTTATATATATATTTATTTTTTGTTTATAGTATTTTTTAATAACAAAAGTAACAAAAAGAATATAAAAAGTACCTTGACCCCTTATGTACCAAGGGTTTCAGGACATTTTAAATGGGTTACTTTTAGTAACACTTTTGCTATTTTCATCGAAATTCAGTAACTTTTGCTGCTTAAAAGTATTTTTTCGGTCGGTTAAAGTAACACCTTTGATGTAATACTTGTTTTTACTGCCACGTTCTCTTTTGAATCCTTGGGATTCTAAAATTCGGTAAAAGGCTCTATTTTTTAATTGATGTTCACCATTTCTAAAACACCAATTCGCATAAACTTCATATAATTCTTTCGCTTCAATTTGGACATCTTCTCTTTTAAAACAACATTCGAACATGAATGGGCCGAGAATATCCATTTCTTCTTTATAATCACCTGTTGCCTTCATAACAATTGCTGGATCGTTTAGTCCCGACTTCTGCCACTTCAAGCAACCCTCAATCGCCCAATTTAGGATTCCTGGCATTTCCAAACTTATTTTTTCTGGTAATTTCTTATCACGTTTCTCTTTTGGTAGTTGTAGGTTAAATGGAACTAAACGGATACGTCTCCAAATCCCTTCATCGACACCTTTGATTACCGGCTTATGGTTTGTAGTAAAGAAAACCTTGAACTCAGGTATGAACTCAAAATATTCTTGTCTAAGGAAACGGGCCAACACTGGTTCTCCACCCGTTATTTGTTTTACAAAAGCTTCTGAGAGTTGTTCACCCTCTTCACTTTCAATTGCAGATACAAAGCGAGCTCCCACTAACCTAGCGATATCGTTATTGGCTCCTGTTTCTTTTTTCTTAATGAAAGTATCTGATTTTGCTTGTTTACCGTATTCCCCCATCAGGTCCTTGATTGTGTTAATAAAGGTCGATTTTCCGTTGGAACCTCCACCAATTAGGAAGACCATTATTTGCTCCGTAATTTCTCCTGTTAGTGAGTAACCAATTAACCGCTGCATGTATTCAGTTAGTTCCTTATCACCTTGGAAAATTTGATCTAAAAAATTAAGCCATTCAGGACACTTTGCATTTTCATCAAAAGCAATATTAGTAATTTTAGTTAAACCAAGTTCCCGATCATGTTGCTGCAGCTTCCCTGTTTTTAAATCAACAATGCCATTTTCAACATTGAACAAGTATTTATACTTATCAAAGTCCTCACGCTCACCTGGAACCAATGGCATAAGATCCTTAATGCTATTCATACGAATATTTCTCCGTTCACACATTCGAGCCCATTTTGTTTCTAATTCATCTTCTGATTTATAAAGACTTCTAAGTACTTTTGCTGTAATTCTTTCAATCTCTTTTTTCGTGTCCAACTTCCAGCGTTTACCGTCCCATATGTACCAGCCAATATCGCTAACATATTTGATTACATGGCCATATTCATATGCGATACGTTCAGCGTTTCCTAATTCAGTTAAACGGAATTTCTTTTTTGGCTTGTCCTCCACAACTTCAACCGCATCTTCATTCATGAAATCAAAAGAAAATTCTTCGAATTGCTGTTTGTTATCTAAAATAGTTGTGGAAGTAGATGAAATGGCTGTTGCTATCGTTCTTTCACCGTATGTTTCATTTGTATCGCTAAAATGAATAACGTCCCATTTATCACGTATAAGGCTTGACTCACGGAACATTGAGTCCATTCGAATTGCTGATTTCCCTGTCCAAAATGCTAAATGATTACATAGAGAAAGGTCACTTGCTGAATGATCATCATTTATTAAGCTGCCATTGTATAACGAGCGAATTTCATCACCATTCTTACTTCTAAACATTCTTTCCCATAGAGCATCATTTGAAATTTTGATTTCGTCTTTTTCAAATTCCGCTAGATTCACACGTCCCTGAATGTCGCTATCGTCAAAATATTTTTCGAATACCTCAGCTAGTTCATCCGTGCGCTCATATACATCATTAGAATTTTCACGGTTTCCAGTGAAGGTAAAGAAACGGCCGTATGAGTAAATTTCCAAACCATGCTTTGTATTTTTCCGTCCAGTACCTAACACAGATTGTGGAAGACCACCTCTAATAATGATGTGAATCCCATTTCCTGATGGCGAAAATTCTGTATAGCTATCTAATGTATCAATAATTTCCGTTGCAAAAACATTTGTTTTTCCGTCCGTGACACACTTATCAATATCGATTCCGATGTAATTGTCTTGCCTACTAAATACAAATCCTATTCCATCATAGTCACCTTCTAAATAGAATTTGACTGCTGTTGCAAACGTGGACCATGTACGTCTGTTATTTGCTTGCGCCATTTCTCCATCTACTTGATACGGTACTTTTGTTGGTTTGCCGTTTCTTTTTTCCTTACGCCATAATATCCATTGCGGAAGGGCCTTTAACTCAGTAGGAATTTCATTAAAATTGTATGGATTTTCTTTCATTGCACCCTCCGTTTATTTTTTATTCTTGTAAATAATCATCAATATCTGCACCTAATGAATTACAAGCTCTTCCGAGCGCTTCACGAAGCTTTTGATTTTCATTAACCAATTGAATAATGTCAGTGTCATCTAAAATTCCGGCTGATTTGTATAAATAAAGTTTTGAAACTCCCAAGCAACTCGATATTTTTGAAAGAGTTTCTGCTGATGGATTTCTTCTTCCCATTTCAACATGTGATAAATACGGTTGTGAAACATCAGTTATCTCTGCAACTTGCATCAAAGTTAATCCTTTGGATTTCCGTAAATTTTTAATTTCTTCACCAATATTTTCATTTTGCAATTTATTAATCTCTGAATATCTATACATTTCATTAATGATTTTCAATCTACGTGGACTCGGTTTTGTTTCGTCACGTTCCCACTTTGAGACAATTGATTTGTTAGCACCATCAATTTTTTCTCCGAACTCTTCTAAAGTAAGCCCTAAAGATAAACGGATTTCCTTTATTTCTTTTCCAGTCAGATCCATATTTTCACCTCATTCACTGTTTTTGAGTATAAAAAAGAGAAGTCGACAAAACCGACCTCTCTATTTAGTTATTTAGAATGGTAAATCATCATCGCCAATAGTAATTGGTTCACCTGTTTGCATTGGGGGATTCACCTTTGAAGTACTATAACTTGATACTTTAGGGAATACACGCCCATCATCTTTTTTATCGTGTGTAATATAGACATTTAAGTGTTTATTGAAAACATCTTTCGCCATTTGTGCAGGACCTTGCGGATTATAATTTTCAGGCATACCACAAGCTAATAAGAATGACTTAGCAATCCCCCTAGCTGTTGGATGCTCAAATGTAAATGTTGTATATTGGACCTTTTGACCTTGATGATCTTGCGGGACATCCGAACGAATTTCAAAATCCACTGTTAATTTGGCTTTTTTATTTTGCGTTAAACCCTCGACAGCATTTAATACAACCACTTCATAATTTCCTACTTCAATTAATGAAAATCCTTTTACTTCTTCTACTTCATCCATTTTGAAAAATGACATTATAATCTCTCCCTTGTATTCGTTATATTTAATTTTTGGATGGTGCTATTAATTCTTCTTGTATGCAACCGAGACGCGTATCTAAATGGTTCTTAGCAAACACGCTTTGATTGCCTTCTAACATAAATCCTCTTGTTCCATCAGCCTTTTTAACTAATTGACCGACAACATGAACGATTCCCATAATGTGATTAACAATCTTATCTCGAATGTCAGGAATGAATTGGTTATACTGTTGACCATCATCATGAGTGATGTTTCTTGTTGTCTCCCAAGCTGTGAAAATAACATTTGCATCTAATGAATTAAATGTTTCTACTAGCTTCAAAAGATGATTATCTAGCAAGCCATAGTCCTTTAATTCCGGCATACCACTTTTAGTCTTTTCAGCTTTTTTTAGTAGCCATAACTTTTGATAATGCGTTAGATTATCGATAAAGATGTTATCGTATTTACTGATGTTGGCTTTTGCGTGTGCGTAGAACTTTAGGATGCTATCATGTGGATTTTCACCATCAATTTTGGCTACGTCTACATTTTCATAACCGGATAACACTTGGCTTGTCCCATCGATATCCAGGACTAATGTTTTACCTGGCAATAATCCAGCAACCGTTGTTTTTCCGTTACCTGGCTTTGAATAGATAATGATTTTTGCTTTTTTACTTTTTGTAATTTGAGAACCATTTGTGATTTCCAATTAATTCACTCCTTCACCATATTTTTCAGAACAAAAATTGAAGCTTCAATGTCCTGGATCTTAATCTCAGTATCTTGAATATTTTGTTCAACGATTGGTTTCTTTTCTATTAACCTTTCTAAATTCCGTTTATAATCATTTAGCCTTTTTTGCTCCACGTCTAAAGTTTTTTCTAATTCTTCAATAGCGGCATTCATTCTACTCACCCGCAACTTTCTTTATGGAATGAGACTCTATATATTGTTTGATGCAATCTGTTTCATCGTGTATGTAATCACCATCAATATCCCGGTACTCTTCACCAAAATAGATTTCTTTCCCACAACTTTTACAATCACTCATAACATCACTTACAACTGAATCATGACAATTTCCAAGTACCATTGAGTTTTCTACTATTGGGTATCCCTCCAATTTTTTCTTCCATTCTTTCTAGAGTATAGAGAGAGTAATAGACAACATTTTCACTTATAAATGCCACTTCATATGGAACTTCTTCTGATTCACGACTCGCTATGATTGGTTTAATCCTGTTTTCACCTAAAATTGCTTCGAATGCTTCATTACTAAGGCGTACTTCATTACCACGAATACTAATGATTCCATCTTCATTTCTACCTTCTCGTATAGCTTGTACAGCTTTAGCAACTGATTTAATATCCATTACTGCCATTCCTCCCCTACAGCTTTTAATGCAGCTTTGCAAATAGCTAAAGGAGCCGATCTTTCATATCCCTGATATTTATCTTTTAGATGTCCACTTGGGAAATGTTCAGTTATAATCACATTTGTCATTCTGTCTTCAATAAATATTTCCACTGATTTAAATGAATCTTGTAATTTATCAACAACTAACCATGCATCTTCCATATTCATACTAAATTTAGGTAATTCACGATGAACCATACCTATTGGCTTAGAAACCCACATTGATTTAAGGATTGATGTTTCAGGTGGTTTAATCCATCCCATAACCTTTTCCGCGACTAATTCATCTATTGGTTTGTCGTTCATTTTTTAGCCTCCTTCTTCAATTCTGCTAACGCATGGAAACAATTATTTCCTGTGTAACGAGCGATACTTAATGCTTCATGTGGTGTATATCCCTCTTCCTCTACTAAGTGAGCAAGACCAGTAACAATTAGCTGTATGCCAAAACTTTTATCTGTTATATCAGCAACTAATTTAGGCGTGATTTCATTAGCCATTTATATCTTTCTCCTAATCTATAAATTTGGAATTATACGAGTTACACCAGTAGTCCGATGGACCAAATGCAATTCCTTATTTACTTTCTTAAAAATCAACCAATCATGTGGATTTAAATTATGTGATTGAATATGAATCTTTTCACGTTTGTTCGGCTTTTTACCGTTCTTCAAGATATAGTCTCTCCTTTACACGAAATCAATTCATGCTATAATAACTGTGAATATTTTTACTTAGATCACCTGTTGGCGCAGGTGGTTTTTTAATGTCCTTTTACCCCTGAAAAATGATGTTTGCTTCATCGGTTTATAATCAGGATTAATTTTTAGAAATGCTTTGTTTTTCTTTCCATTCACTGTGGATTGTCCCATCTCAAATTTCATTGCAATTTCTGCTGTGGTATACCCCTCACCGATGTGCAGAATGATTGACTTTTCTTTTTCTTCCAGCACACTCGTTACTTCTTCAAACTCAATGGATGATATTACTTCTTCTTCCACATCAATTGGAGACACTGCGTAGAATTCGTTTACTGTTTCCTCATCTCGATGTAAATCAATCGAATGAAAATTAATTTGGTTCCTTTCCTCATGACTAACTTTTCTACTTATCTTAAAAGGCATTCCTTTCATGTGAATTTCATCGCTCATTGCCCATTTCATACCTTTCATGACATATGCATTGAATGTTTTCACTCTCTCTGCATCATATTTCACGCAGCACTGCCATAAATGCATACGACCTACTTGAATTAAATCGTCCAACTCCATATTGTTCATTTCT